CGAGCGTCGCCACCTCCGACCAGAGCGCCACGCCCTCGCGCGCCTTCAGCCCGAAGCCGCGACCGACCGGATCGCCCGGGCCGAGGATCGCCTCCGGCTTTGCCATGGCGCCGTCCTCGACCAGGTCGCCGCCGCGCGGGTCTTCGTCGGGCGGCTCCCACTCGTCCGAGTCGATGGGAAGCTGGCCCTCGTCGTCATCCTCCGGCTCGTCCCGCTGGATCGAGGGGACGTCCTCGGGCGCCGCGTCCTGGGCGCCGTCGCGCACGACGCGCGGCTTGTGGTTCGGCGCGGCGTCGGGCGTGAGCTTCCCGGCGTTGTCTTGGGCGCGCTTCTCCTCGCCGCGACGCGTGTTCGCCGCGGCCAACTCCGACATGTCGTACCCGCGTCCATCCGCGCCCTTACGCTCCGTCGACTCGCTACCGTAGCGAGTCGGATCCTCCTTTCGGATGAGGCCCACGAGCCCGCGGCTGACCGCGCACGCCTTCGCGATCACAGCGTCGCTCCACCGCTTCCACTCCTCGTCCCTGAGGAGCTTCAGCACCGCGGCGCGCTTGTCGGCGTTGGTCATCCGCAGGCCGTGGCGGCCGTTGTCGCCGACGCCGTTCAGGATCGCGGCGCGCTTGTCGCCCTTACGGACCTCGCAGTTCACCTTCTTGGCGCCGACCAGCTCGTACGCGCCGACCCGGTGGAACCCCGACGAGAGCCAGTACTTCGCGCCGTCGAAGTAGACGACCGGCCGGCCCAAATCGACGCCCTCATTCAAGAGGTCGCCGTACTCCTTGACCACGTCGAGATTCGTCTCGGCGCGCGTCTGCGTCTCGGCGCGCTCGATCTTCCCAATGGGCAGGTCCTGGAATCGAACAACGACCCGCTTCGCTTTCGCCATGCCATCTCCCTTCGTGCGCCGCGCGCACGTCACCGGCCGAGCGCTGACGCGCCCGTTACCCGGCCCTCTGGTCTGTGCAGCCGCGCGCGCCCAGCGCCGCGGCGTGTCGCTACTCAGCCGAACAGGGCTGAACTCTCGGTCTCGTGACTACGCGCGCCACCTGCACGCCCACCGACGGCCACCGCACGAGCCATGGGTATCGCGGACCTGGGCGCGGCGCGGAATCTGCACGCAAGCGCCGTGAGGCCGTACGATGGCGACCGAGGGGCACAATGAGACGACTTCTGGTGGCGCTGGCCGCGCTGCTCAGCGCCTGCGGCGACACGTACATCATCCAGGGCGGATGGCCCGATGGAGGGAGCGCAGTCGCGGACGGGTCGGTTGGAGACGCAGCCGTTCCCGTGTTCGACGCACGAGTGCCGGATGCCCGCGTGGCGCCCGATGCCCGCCCGCCGGACGCCGCCCTGCCGCCCGATGCGCGCCCGCCGCCGGACGCGGCCGACAATCCCACTTGCGGCGCCATCTACCAGCAATGCTGCTTCGGCGTGTGCGACGACCCAGACAGTCTCATTTGCTCGCAGTTGGGACGCTGCCTGGAGTGCGGGAGCAGCACGCCCGCCTCCGGAAACGGCGAGATTCCTCAGCCCTGCTGCGCGCCGGAGACGCCAGGCGGCAACGGCACCTGCCAGCCACATCACGTGTGCAACGGGGACGGATGCCCGCACTGCGGTCTGCGGACCCAGCTGTGCTGCAATGTCGTGAACACGCCCAGTCAGTGCGAGGCGCCCAATGTGCCCGGCTTGAGCCCAACCGGCGCCTGCATCTGCGTGCTTCCCTAGGAGCGTCATGCCGCCTCCGGGTCGACACGCGCCTCGGCCGGCAGCAGCGCCGCCGCATCGCATCCCAACGCACGCGCGATCTTCTCTATCTGATCCCACCGCACCCGCGTAAGGCCTCGCTCGAGTCGCGAGAGCGTCGCCACGCTCATCGGCGCACCAATCTCTCGGCAGCGTTCGGCCAGATCGTCCAGTCTCCAGCCGAGGCCCTCGCGCACGGCACGCATCCGGACGCCGACCTCATTGGGGAGAGCATGCTCAGCCGTCACGAGCCAGAATGTTACATACTGTGCAAGTCACGTCAAGAATGATTGCATACCGTGTAACCAGACCGAGGTCTATGGTCGGGGAATCGATGGCGAAACCTCGCGGGACACCGCTCAATCTCAACGACTACGACCCCGAGTGGCTGATCGAGGCAGAGCGGGCGATGCTTGAGCGCGGGTGGAACCAGGCAAATCTCGCTGACCAGGTTGGGTCCAACGCTGCGCGCATCACCCGCATGTATCAGGGCGACTGCTCTGACGAGACTGCCGAAATGGTCTCGAAGGCCTTGAAAATCCGCCGTCCACTCATGCTGCACCTCGCCGACGACCTCTTCCATGAATGGGCGCTCGCCGGCCAACGACTGCAGCAGAACGATCCGGCGCGCTTCGCACGACTCGTCGAGACTCTCCGAGAGACCGTGCGCCGCCAGGGTGAGCTGGACCAAGCGTTCGAGAAGGATGCCCTCGTTCCTCCTCCGCGGGTCTCAACGCATCCGACACCTTCTAAGCCAGCACCGTCGCGCGTTCGGCCAAGCAAGCCCCGCTCCTCGACGTAAGTCCGCAACGCCGCAGCCATTCCCATGGCCACGGGCATACTATTGCACAATTCGTAATTTCTCACTTGACGGCGAGAGTCTGAAATTACATACTGTGCAAGTAGGTCGTGGCACTCAGCGACCCCGGCTCTAGTCCGATTCGACAGGCGCCCGGCGTAGACCGGGGTTAGCCACCGACGGACAGCGACACCCGGGGGACGAGGCGGCGCGACCGGAGGGGACCTCCATGCTCGCTTCCGCTCAGACGACCGACGCGATCGAGTGCGCTCACTGCGGTGACACGGGCGCCACCGCGGGCCTCTTCTGCTACTGCGGCCCGACGGTGACCTGCGACTCGTGCGACGGCGACGGGTGCCGCTTCTGCCACCGGGCCGGCTGGTGGCAGTCGCCCAGCGCGCCCGAGGCGGTGGACGACGTCGACGAGCTGGACGGGTGGAGCTGGGACAACGCACGCCACGAGCTGGCGGAAGCCATGGAGGAGCGGTGACATGGGCTGCACGCACACGATCGCTGAGCACAACGCGATGAAGGTGGCTGGCGTCTGGGAGACTCTCGATCTGGTCGGCTACCAGCCGGGCGACGACGAGCACGGCGACATCGAGCTGCGCAACGCTGCGTGTGGCTCGACACTCGGCCGCAAGTGCCTGCTCACCGACGCCCAGCGTGAAGAGATCCGCGCGGCGACGCGGATGCGTCACGAGTCGTTCCGCGCGCAGGTCGCCGCGGCCGTGCAGGCGGTGGCGGCCTGATGCGCCTCATCGTCGCAGAGAGCATCGTCCCGCGGTTCACCCGCTTCGTGCCCGGATGCTTCGAGTTCCGCGGGTTCGCGGTGCGGAACCCGACGGCGAAGCGCGCGATGGATGCGGTGCGCGCGTTCGCGGCGGCGCACGGGCGCTCGCTGCGCTGGGTCGGTGCGTCATGAGGCCGGCAGTCGTTCTGCTGATGCTCGCCGTGCTGGTGGCGGGCTGCGAACCCGACCTGACTGAGTCGCCGCCCGACGCTGGGCGGATGTGCCCGCCCGCGCCGGTGTGGAGCAGCTACATCCTCGGGGCCTACGGGTGCGGGATGGACAACACCGAGGACGCCTGCCCCGTGTGCCTGGTCTGGCTGCGAGAGGGCGACGAGAGCCCGCTCGTCGTCCCCGGCGGTCTGTGCGGCCAGGTGCCGGTGTGCGCGGAGCGGTACCGGGATGCGCTCGAGACGTTCCAAGACGCCGGCGCGAGGAGAAAGAAGTGATGCAGGTGGTGGAAGTGCAGATGGACGACCTGGTCGACGGCGCCGACCGCTTCGACCTGGCGAAGGCCGAGGCCGAGTCGGCGAAGCAGGCCGCGCTGGTCGCTGAGAAGGCGGCCACCGAGGCGCAGGGCAGCGGCATGCCCAAGGACATGCGCGAGGAGTGGGCGCGGCTCGCCCGCCAGGCCGCCGGGCTCGCCTGGGCGCACGCGCTCCGGGCCGACCAGTTCGCGCCCAACTCGTCCATCGGTCGCGCCGCGCGCGAGCACGTGGCAACGGCGAAGAGCCAGGCGCGCGCCGCCGAGCTCGCCTGCCGTGACTGAGCGCCGCGAGGAGAACTGGGCAGGCGAGGTGCTGCCCGGCCTGCGACGGCCCGGCCGCTGGTACGACGCTGCGGCGTTCGGGTGGCTGCTGGTCGCCGTGCTGCTCGTGCTGGCGTTGCTGCTCGGCGCGGCCGTGCAGTGCCACGCGATCCCGACTTACGAAAGTGGCTCGGATGGCGGCATGGGAGGGATTTCGCGTGACCGACGACGAGATGCGCTTCTGGAACAAGGTCGCGATCGGCGACGGCTGCTGGGAGTGGCAGGGGTCCTTGACCGACGACGGGTACGGCCTGAACTGGGACCGAGCGTGGCCCAGGCGAGCGCACCGAGCCTCATGGACCATCGCGCACGGCCCGATTCCGGCAGGCCTCATGGTGCTGCACAACTGCCCCGGCGGCGACAACCGACGATGCGTCCGGCCGTCGCACCTGTGGCTGGGCACGCACGAGCAGAACATGGCCGACCGCAATGCCAAGGGTCGCACGGCCACGGGGGCTCGAAACGGAGCCACGCTCCACCCTGAGAATCTCGCGCGGGGCGACCGCAATGGCGCTCGAGCACGGCCAGAGATGCTGCCTCGCGGCGAGCAACACCGCGACGCGAAGCTGACCGTCGAGCTGGTGCTCGAGGTGCGGCGGCGGGTCGCAGCCGGTGAGTCACAACGATCGGTCGCGCGCGCGATGGGCGTCGGGCCATCCACGGTCAGAGACGTCGTGCGCCGAGCAACTTGGACGCACATCTAGCAGCGCAGCACGAACGGAGGGGCACAGCACATGAGCAAGACCAGGGAGCAGTACGAGGCGTCGGTGGAGGTACTCCAGGCGAAGCCGTGGGGGAAGCTGGTGGAGGAGCGGTACGACGCCCGGCCCGGACGGGCACGGCCCTACATGCTAGCGTCCTTCGACCGCTCGTGTGCCTACGAGGATGCCGAGCTGGTCGGCGCCGCGATGGCGCGACTGGCCGCCGAGCACCGAGGGTACCTCACGTGCCACACCGGCGCAGGCTGCATGGAGTTCTCGATCAACATCAGCCGCGACATCGACGAGCAGGACGAGCCGGCGCCGCAGGCGGAGGCGGCGTCATGAGCGACTCCCCGAAGATCTTCGGGCTCCTGGCCCAGGCCATGGCCAAGGTCGGCTTCGTCGGCAAGGAGCGCTTGAACCAGCAGCAGGGGTACGCGTTCCGCGGAATCGACGACGTACTCGCCGCGGTGCAGCCGGTCTTTGCCGAGCTGGGCATCGTCCCGGCGCCGCGCGTGATCGAGCGCGAGCGCGAGGAGTTCAAGACGGCCAAGGGCTCGTCGATGTTCTCGGTGCGCCTGCTCGTCGAGCACCGCTTCTACGCGCCCGACGGCTCCTTCATCGAGGTCACGACGCTCGGCGAGGCGATGGACACCGGTGACAAGTCCTCGAACAAGGCCATGTCGCAGGCGTTCAAGTACGCGCTGATCGAGATGCTCGCCATCCCGACGTACGAGCGCGACCGCGACACGGAGGACGCGTCGCCCGAGGTCGCCGGGCGCGCCGAGCACCGCCCGCCTCAGCAGCAGGAGCGGCGCCCGCCGCCAAACGCGCCGACGGCCGATGAAGTCGAGGCGGTCATGGCAGAGATCGCGCTGGCGAAGTCGACCGCCGACCTGGAGAAGAAGTGCCTGCCCGACGTCCGGCGCATCACCGGGCAAAACAAGGACCACGCGCTCCGCGTCGCTTTCAGCAAGCGCTGGCGCGAGCTGACGCCGCCGGCCGAGCAGCAGCAGCGGGGCGCGGCGTGAGCAAGTCGCGCGGGATTCGCCGTCCAGGGCGGACGCTGGCCGAGCGCTTCTGGGAAAAGGTGCACAAAGTCGAAGGCGATGGATGCTGGACCTGGACAGCAGCCACCACCGAGGGCTACGGCGCTATCGGCATCGATGGTTCGCGCCGCGACGGAGCACATCGTGTCTCGTGGCGACTCCACTTCGGCTTGATTCCTGAGGGCATGGAGATCTGCCACCACTGCGACAATCGTCTCTGCGTCCGGCCGGACCATCTCTTCCTCGGCACACGTGCCGACAACATGCAGGACGCGAAGCGTAAGGGCCGTCTGCGAGTCCAGCGCCCCGGGATGCCGCGTGGCTCGCGTCATCACCACGCCTCGATCACCGAGGACATTGCGCGCCTGATCCGCGCCCTCCGCGAAGAGGGCCTCACGTATCGGGAGATCGGCGAACGGACCGGAGCCAGCAAGGCGGTCATCTCGCAGGTGGCCACTGGGAAGTCGTGGAGGCACGCATGCTGAGCGCCAGCAAGCTTTGGCTGGCCGCGAAGTGTGCGGGCTCGCAGGCATTGCCGCAGGCCTCCACGTTCTCCCAGGCCGCCGACGATGGCGTGGCTCGCCATCAGTTCTTCGAGACCGCGCCCATCGTCGGCGTCGAGGCCGCGATCGCCGCGGCACCGGAGCACCTTCGCGACCTGCTGCGGATGCTCGCCGAACACCCGGTCATCGTGGAACTGCTGGCCGAGAAGTCGATGGCCGAGGTCCCACTTGCATGGGACTGGCTCGATGGCACCGCACGGGTACTGCCCTCGCACGGGCACCGCGACTATTCGGACTGCTTGCCAACAGAACTGCCAGGAACCGCGGACCGCGTCACGCTACCCGACGCAGACACGGTGGTAGTGGTGGACATCAAGGGCCGCGAGCACCAGGAGGCCGCCGCGGAACACCACCAGTTGCGCTTCCTCGGGCTCGCGGCCGCGTCCGCCTACGGGCGCACGCACGCCATCGTCGCCTGGGTGAAGACCATGGACGGCGTGCCGCAGGTCGACTACGCGTCCTTCGACGCCTTCGACCTGGCCGGCATCGCCGAAGAGGTGCGCCGGATCGCCGATCGCGTCGAGGCCGCGCGCGCCGCGGTGGCGAGCGGCGAGCGGCCCGCGCTCGCGCGCGGGCCGTGGTGCCGCCGCTGCGACGCCTTCGACTTCTGCGACGCCCAGCACGAACTGCTGCAGATCGCGGTGCGCAAGCCCGAGCAGCTGGCGAACGACGCCGAGATCGCGCTCACGAACGGCGGCCGCGCGCGCGCCTACGAGATCTGGCGCGAGCTCGAGCTGCTCACGAAGCGGATCGGCGAGCGCGTCGGCGCGCACGCGGCGATGCGCGCGATCGAGCTGCCCAGCGGGCGCGCGTTCGGCTTCGCGCCCGGGCGCCGCGAGGTCGAGGACGCCACCAAGGCGCGCGACATCCTGCTCGCCGCCGGCGTGCCGGCCGCAGCGGTCGCCGCAGCGGTGACGTCCCGCGCCGAGCTGCACACCACCCTCGCGGCCGTGGACAAGGCGCTGAAGACCCTGCCGAAGCCGGATCGCGAGCCGGTGATGCAGAGGCTGCGCGCGGCGGGCGCGGTGAAGCAAGGGGTCAGCCTGAAGGAGCACGACGTCGAACCGCCGGCGGTGGCCGGAAGCGAGGCCGCGTAGCCATGGCGTTCTGCAAGAGCTGCAACGCGCCGTTCATCTGGGCCACGACGCCAGCCGGGAAGAGCATGCCTCTCGAAGGCCCCACGCCCGATGGCGAGTGGGTGCTGCTGACGAACTACGAGACACGCAGGGCCACCGACGAAGACCGGCGCCTGCACCGACCTCTCTACGCCGTCCACTGGGCGACGTGCCCGGACGCCGACCGGCACAGGACGCGGCCATGAGCCTCGCCGAGATCGCGCCCGAGGTCACCACGCGCGTGAGCGTCGACGTGCTCGCCGCCACCGAGGGGCTGCGATTCGAGCTCGACCGCATGCACCTGCGCCAGCACCGGCTGCGAATCCTCCTCGGCCTGGAGCGCGAGGAGAAGGTGCAGCTCCAGGCCGAGATCCGCACGCTCGAGGCGAAGTGCGCCCAGTACGAGGCCATCGTCACCGACGTGCTGGCGCAACTCGAGGGCCGGCGATGAAGGAGCGCGGGATCCTCTTCAGTGGCGCCATGGTGCGCGCGCTGCTCGCCGGGACGAAGGCACAGACGAGGCGAGTGGTGCGGAGCAACCTCGGGAAGGTGCCGCCCGTCCGCATTTCGCCAGGGCCGGGGCTGCCAGACGTGGGCGAGTATTGGTGCGAGCCCGGCGGCTGGATTCGCTGCCCCTACGGCACTATCGGTGACCGGCTGTGGGTGCGCGAGACTTGGTGCCTCTACACTGCTGAAGGGCAGCGAGACGCGGCCGTCCGCTACAGAGCCGGTGGTGAGATCACCCCCGTCGTGATGCCTGAGCAGGCAGCACGAACGGCGTCTGGCAGCGAGCGGTGGCGCCCCAGCATCCACATGCCCCGCTGGGCCTCGCGCATTACCCTGCAGGTGACCGAAGTCCGCGTCCAGCGGCTGCAGGACATCAGCGAGGAGGACGCGCGGGCGGAGGGCATCACCGGTCCCCACGACGTCGGCTACCCGGCCTACCGCGTACCCGATGACAGCAAACCGCGCTACAGCTGCGCGGTCGCCGCGTACGAGGCGCTCTGGGACTCCATCAACGGCGACCGTGCGCCCTGGGCATCTTCACCGTGGGTGTGGGCCGTCTCGTTCAGGCGGGTGCAGCCATGAGCGCGCGCAACCTCGCCGCGCTCACCGGCATCGTCGACGCCGCAGGCGCCTTCGCGAGTCGACAGGTCGAGTTGGTGAGGATGGTCCACCACGGCAAGGACGTCTCCGAACCGGTGGCGCTCCTGCTCGCCGCTGCTGCCCTGCGCGCGGCCGGTGAACCGCTGCTGGCCGACCTCTGCGAGGCCGTGCGGGCCGCGCTGGTGACGCCGCTACCGATAGAAACGAGGGACGAGTGAACATGCTCAGCCTGGGCGAGCGAGCCCGCATGTGGCAGTCGCTGACCGACATGGAGCAGTTCGCCATCACGGTACTCGTGCCCCAGCGCGAGCCGTGGCAGCGCGTCCGCTTCTTCAACTTCGTCCGCGCGGCGCGCTACCGTGGCGCCCGGTTCTGCTGGTCTCCGGTGGCCGTCCACTTTAGGCGCCCCGCTCGGTGGCTATCCTGGTTCTCGTGGCACGGGTGGGAGCTCGACTGCGACCACGTCGAGCCCGAGGACACCAGCCACGGCAAGATGCCCGGCTACCGTGAGGTGTTGGGCCACTGCGTCACGATCCTGAAGTGCGTCCAGATCACGTTCGGTGAGCCGCTGTGACCGCGCCGATGGTGCAGCCTTGAGCGCCGACATCTCGCGCCGCGCGCCGATGACCGACGAGGTCACGTGCTGCGACGACTGCCCCTTCAGCGTCGCGCGCGTGCCGCGCTACGGGCTGGCGTCATTCTGGTGCGGGCACAGCGCGCTCGGCGACCAGGCGCGCACGTCGTCGACCGAGCACGAACCGATCCCGGAGTGGTGCCCGCTGCGCTCGGGGCCGACGCTGGTGCAACTCAAGGTGCCGCGATGAAGTGGCTCATCGCCGTGTGCGCCGTCGACGCCCTGCTCTGGCGTCTCGGATCTGCTTGAAGAGCGGCAGGCCGATCTTGCCCATCGCGATCTGGATGTTGGGCCACACGCACCTGAACTGCGCCAACTGCCTCGACTACGCCCTCGCCTGGGCCGACGAACTTCTGGCGCCCATCGAGCGCGCGGCCGCTGCTGCCCACCAGCTGTCCCTCGCGGGTGTCGCGTGAAGCACCCGTTTCTGCGGCGCTACCCGAGCTTCACCGCGGTGCACTTCTGGATGCTCTGGTGCTCGGAGTGGGCGCGCATCGGCATCGAGCACGCGCACCGCGCCGGGGTCCTTGACGAGGACGGCGCCACGCAGCGCGGCGGCCACAGGTTCGGCTACTGGGCGTGCGCGAGGTGCGGTGAGCCGTGCGCGAAGCGGGCGCCGCGCTGCAGGTGCGAGACGTGAGCGCGCCCGCGCGCCGCGACGTCACCGAGGCGGGCATCTACTACGGCCGCCGACGCTGCCCCGACTGTGACGGTCACTTTTGGTGGCCGTACACGCGGTGCGGCGGGACGGTGCCGCTCGAGCGCGAGCTCGGCACCAACGACGGCGTGGTCGAGTACGTGCGCGAGTGCCCGCGCGAGGGACGGGGGCCGGCGTGACGTGGCAGATCTTGCAGGGCGACGTCCGCGCGGTACTGCCGACGCTCGCCGACGAGTCGGTGCACTGCGTCGTGACCTCGCCGCCCTACTGGGGGCTGCGCGACTACGGCGTCGAGGGCCAGATCGGGCAGGAGGACACGCCCGAGGAGTTTGTGGCCACGATGGTCGCCGTCTTCCGCCAGGTGCGCCGCGTGCTTCGCAAGGACGGGACGCTGTGGCTGAACCTGGGCGACAGCTACATCACCAAGCCGCACGGCGCCGGCGACACGACCGACCCGAAGTGGCCCGGCGGCCGCGTGCGCGCGGGTCGCACACCGGCGAACCGGAACAGCGCGCGGCGCGACGGCGCCGCGGTCATCCCGGCGCGGCGCAAGAGCGCGCCCGCGCTGAAATCGAAGGACCTCGTCGGCATTCCGTGGATGGTCGCCTTCGCCCTGCGCGCCGACGGCTGGTACCTGCGCCAGGACATCATCTGGCACAAGCCCAACCCCATGCCCGAGTCGGTGGTCGACCGGTGCACGAAGGCGCACGAGTACCTGTTCCTGCTCTCGAAGTCGCCGAGCTACCACTACGACGCGGACGCGATCGCCGAGCCGCTGCTGCATCCGGCGGAGGCCACCGCCGAGGACGCGTCGAGGGCATTCTCGCGCAAGAGGGCGGCCGCGCCGGCGCCGACCCAGGGCGCCGCCACGCTCGACAAGGAGCCGCCGACCACGCGCAACCGTCGGTCGGTGTGGACCGTCGCGACGTCGCCGTACGCCGAAGCGCACTTCGCCACGTTCCCGCCGAAGCTCGTCGCACCGTGCATCCGCGCCGGTTGCCCCCGCGGCGGAGTAGTACTCGACCCCTTCAACGGCGCTGGCACGACTGGCATGGTCGCTCAGCGCCACGGCCGCGGCTACGTCGGCATCGAGCTCAACCCCGAGTACGTGGAGATGTCGCGCAGGCGGATCACGGGCGATGCGCCGCTCCTCAACGTGGAAGCGGCGCCATGAGCGACGCGGAGCTGAACATCGAGCCGCGTGGCCCGTACTTCCACGGCGGCATGCCTGGCCTCCGCATCGGAGGTTGGATCCTGCCCCCGGCCGAGTCGGGTACCAAGGTCACCACTCACAAGTGGAACGAGCGCCTGGGGTCACCCGGTATCGCTCGCGCCGATCGCGTCTACGTCACCACCGAGCGCGACTTCGCCGACGTGTTCGCCGCGCTCTACCCGCTGGCGCGCGGCGGCTGGGTATACGAGGTCGTACCGGAGGGAATCGTCGATCCGGACCCCGACTGCAACACGCCCGGACTCTCGTGGGAGTGCGAGCGGGCGCGCATCGTGCGCGCGTGGACGCGCAGCTCGTCGGGCCCGGGCATCTGGTCCCTCCGGTGAAAGAAGCCGGGACCTCGCGGGCGTCCCACGCGCGCGATGCTCGCTTCGGTCGGCTTCGCGCCTTCCGTGGACGCACCTGTCCGGCCAGTCCGTTGTGCCTCGCGCGGTCTAACCCCGCAAGAGAACACGCCCTACCTGTCGTTGCTGTCCGTGCGATGCGGTGCGAGGACTCGAAGATGCGGTGCGGTGCGCTCGGCGTTATACGATTCGTTGCACAATCCCCTTGACGACTGTTGCACGCGGCGCTATACATAGACTCATGGACACGACGAACTGCACCGAACTCTGGGCCGCTCTCGAAACCGCCACCAAGACGTGGTCGGCCGCGCTGGACGCGTTCAACGCGGCGCCCAAGGAGCATGGTCTCTGGCAGGCCGTCTGCGCCGCTGAGAGCGCTAAGGTGGACCTAGAGAATCGCTGGTATGCCATGGGCCGGGGCCAGCGCGACGCGGCCTTGGCCACGTACAAGGCGGCCGCTGCCACGCGCGAGCAGGAGGGCCGCTAGCCCCATGGGCACGACGCAGGCCGCGAACGGCGAGCAACTCGCCACCATCCGCGCCCGGGCGGTCAACGCCACGGCGTACGCCATCGCACGGCGAGGTATCACCCTCACCCACGATCAGGTTGACGACCTGGGCGATGAGGCGATCGACTGGCTCATGCTCCGTCTCTCGCTCCATGTCTCGATCCACGACGACCGCGGGGTAACACTGGTGCCCGATGCCGGGTAAGCGCAAGTCCCCGCGTCCGCCCGCAGGCGCCCTCATTGGGGTGCGCCTGCCCGGTGCGCTGCTCGCGGCCATCGACGCGGCCAGGGGCACGGTGGAGCGGTCCACGTGGGTGCGGCAGGTGCTCGAGGACCATCTGGTCACCGGCGACCTGCGCGCCATCCGTGAGGTCGTCGAGTACGCGGCCCGGCGCGGCGTCACGGGCGAGCAGATGGCAGCCGCTGCGTCCCTGCTGCCGTAGATCAGCGTCCGCGAGTGGCCATGCGCTCTTCCCACGCGGCCAGCTCGTCGACGTAGCAGTAGAGGCGGGCGGCCTTCCCGTCGGTGAGGCGCCAGATGGGAAGACGCAGCTCGGGCGCGCGGTGTTCGGCGGCCAGGCGGCGCACGGTCCTCGGGTCGAGGCCGAGGTAGGCCGCGATCACCTTGAGCGTGTCGAGGCGTGGCCGCCGCGGGGTCATGGCGCCTTCGCCGCCAGGCCATGAAGCCACCCAGCTTGGACGACGGCGGTCGGGGTCGCCGCAGCCGGCGGCGAGCAAAGCGGTCGCCAGACAGGCGCCAAGTACAAGTCGAGTGGGTTGCTTCAAGAGGTCTCCAAGGTTATCGGCCGGGCGGGATGCCAGCAAGCTCGGAGAAGGTCTCGGCCCGCCGGCCCGTGAGTTGCGTCGTAGGCGATCGCGGCGGGGGATGCCGGTTGAAGTCGCCCGGGCGAGATCGAGGGCTGCGCTAACGCGCCAGGGCCTGCCGGACGTACTCGAAGTCAAAGTACGGCGCGGCGCGAAGCCATCCCGGATCCCACCCACCCCCGGCGTCGTGCCGCTCGATCGGCTGCACGTCTTCATGCCCCACCAACCGCGGCCCGCGCGCCCAGTCCGCCGGCCACCCGTGCCGGGCGACGAGGTCGCGCCCGAGGGCAATGGCCGCGTCGTGCTGCGCCTGGGTGAACCGCAAGCCCGCGCGCATCGGCGTTCCCAAGCCGGCGCCGCAGGGGACCATCTCGCAGCCCACGTAGTCGGCGTTCGGCGAGCGCGAGGGGAAGAGGTGGGCGGGGCTCTTCACGCCAGTCCAGCGGTCACGCCAGTGCTCCACGGTCGGCTGCGACACCTTGGCCACCCACGCCCCGCTCAGGTACAGGTCTCGGTGCGGGCCCCCGGCATGGTTGGTGAGGATGTCGTCGTCGGCGATCTGGTAGACGGTGCCGTCATGGGCGATCACGTAGCCCGGGCCGCCCCAGGGATACCCGTTCGCGCCCTGCTGGCCGTCGTGCCCCTGGCTCTCGCGGTACCACGCCAGCGCGACCTCGGCGGCCGCCCTGCCCGTCTTGACCGCCTTGGCGGGGATGCCGCCGCCGGTCGTGTGGAGCAAGAGCCCATAAACGCTCGAGCGCCTGGTGATGCGGTCTGATCGGCGCGGCCGCTGGAGGGCCAGCGACGAGAGATGGACGGACGGGATGCTCATCGCCCCACCGCCGCGCGCCGCGCCGCCATGGCGACCCGGTTGCAGGCCCTGCACGAGCGTGCTCCGCTGCGCCTGATGTGGAGGTTGGCGCCGGAGTAGGGGTGCCCGGACGGGCAGCACGTCTTCGCCAGAATCTCCGCGCCACGTCGGCGCCCGGTCGCATGCTTCGCTGCCAGGCCGGCCGCGCTGGTCCGCTCTCTGGAGGCGTTGACGGCGGTGGTCACCGGCTCGAGGTGGGCCGGGTTGACGCACGCTCGGCTGCTACAGCCGCGCGCCTGAACATGGTCGAGTTCGAGCCCCACCGGCACCGGGCCAACCATGGCCTCGTACGCCACGCGGTGAGCGCGCTTCGTGCGCCCGCTCAGCCAGAAGTGCCCGTAGCCGTCTCGATCGGCACCTGCCGTCCACAGCCAGCAGCCCGTCATCGGCTCAGGCGCGACCTTGTCCCAGAACCGCTCAGCCAGCCGCCCGTCGCCGAAGTGCAGGCTCACGGGTACAGCCAGAGCCCGAACGCGAGCGCACCCAGGGCGACGATGGCCAGGCCGAGCGCGAGGTGCAGCGCGCTGGTGGCGACGTCCCTCATGGGTCACCTCGGCGGGGCATAAAGAAGGCGCTTCTTGCAGCGCTCGGACTTGCAGTAGACGAATCTCTGGCGCCCGAGCCGGACGATGCCGCGGCAGGCTGGGCAGTACCGCACCTCGCCATCGCCTCGGCGCTCCACTCCTGCAGGCGCCGAACGTTTCTCATGAGGGCCACTGCTCCCTGGCTGGGGAGGCACGCGACGTACTTTTCCGGGCACTCAGCCTGCCCGCCCAGGTCCGCGGCCAGCGGCTCCCAGGACGGGGGAGGGTCGAGGTGGCAGGCCGGCGGCAGCGCTGGGGCGGTCGGCCGCAACGGTGCCGGCCCGCGGGATACTGAGCAGGCCACCGCCAGCCAAGCGCTCACGAACAGCAACCGGGTCCAGGACTTCATCCAGTACTCCTTCGAGGCGTTCGATCTCGGCAGCCTTCAGCGCGACGACGCGCTCGAGCCGCACGCGGGTGTCGACGTGGGCCGCCGCCTCCACGCCGAGCTCGCGGATGGCGGCGCCGTGCATCTCGGTGACGCGCTCGAGCTGGGCGCCGAGTTTGGCGGCTGCGACGTCGGCGCGCGCGCCGCGCAGCGCCAAGGCGACGGCCGTGGCGCCCATGCCGAGCGCGGCGGCAGCCAGGGCAACGACTGCCCAGATCACTTGCCGTCGGCCCGCTTGTCGCTCGGCGCGAGTAGCTTCTTGATGACGGTGAACCCGCCCGCGGCGGTGAACGCCATCGATAGGGAGTTGACCAACGTGCCCCAGGTGAAGGGCGCATCCCCAGCCAGCGTGGTCGCGAGGCCGCCGAGCTCGGCGAGCAAGAGCACGAGGAACGCACCGCCGCGATCGGTCTTCAGCCACGGCATGACGCCAGCGCCCCACTTCCGCGCCGCCCACACCAGAGCGATCAGGAGCAAGCCGGCAAGCAATCGCCACTGGCCCGACTTCACCGCGCTCAGCATGGACGACGCGAAGCCCGCCGCGTCCTTGTCGATGTCGGGCGCGCTCGGGCTGGTACCGATGCCGCTCGCGGTGCCGGGGTCGTCGTCGGCCGCGGCCTCGAGCGCCGACGAGCCGCGCGAGTGGAGTAGGTTCGCGAGCCGGGCATCGGTCTCCGTGATCCGGTAGAGCTTGGGCGCGTGGTCATCGTCCCACTGCCCCATCAGATCCACGTCGATCGTCGCGTGCATCACCGACGACTCGTTCGAGGCGTGGCCGAGGCCGAGCACGTGGCCGAGTTCGTGCGTGGCGAACGCCGTGGCGGCGCTGGCGTCCAGCGCAGGCGCGAGTAGCACGGCAGAGAGCACGCGCGCGCCGCGGCACTCGGAGCCGGTGTGCCCCTTCTCGCGCACCTTCCCGGTGGGGCCCGCGACCACGATCACGTCGGGCGCGACCTCGTCGACGTAGACCCACGTGAACGCCGGCCGGCCCATGGCGTCGTTCCAGGCCTTCATGCCGCGGTTGACGTCGTCGCGGTACTCGACCGCGCTCTCGTCGATCGCCACGCTCAGCGGCAGCCGCCCCCACGACGTGCAGCCCTCGGGCAGCTCGAGCGTGCGCTGGACGGCGAAGGAACAGGAGGTGAGAAGCAGGAGTGCGAGGTACAGGCGCTTCATGCCGCGGACCTTGCGCGGCGACCCTGCCCTACGGCGCGAACGCGCTGGTGATGGTCCTCGGGTAGGGGATCGCGATGCGCCCGCGAAGCAGCGTGCGGACCTTGTTGTCCACGAACTTGGCGCGCACGTCGTAGTACCAGCGCCCGATCGCGTCCGTGAGTGTGGTCTCGTCGGTGGGCGCGAACGTCATCGTCCACCAGCCCTTGCCGGTGCCGGCAACCGCGTCCTCGACCGCCTGGTTGGCGTCGACGACGATCTGCTTCGTCGTGGGCGTCCAGCCGCCGCCGATGTCGTCGAGCGAGCGCCGCTTGAACCAGAGGTCGCCTGGTAGGAGAGAGTCCTTCTTGCGGACGCTCATCACCAGCACGGCGCCCGCGAGGGAGATGGCGGCACCGTCGATGTCCAGCGCCTGGTGGCGGTAGCTGATGTACTCACCGGGATAGAGCGGGTCGAGCCCGGCCCCGGCGAGGTTCTCCGGCGTCAGGTCCCAGTCGAGCCGGTCGGGGATCGTCTTCGTCGTCATGGCCTACACCCTCCCGCGCACGCGCGCGCCGCCGCCGAGGTGCTGTTCGACCCGCGCGCCGCCGCCGGCGTGCAGCTCGACGCGCGCGCCCAGCTGCGCGACCAGCACGCGCGCGGTGAGGTGGAGCTCGTCCGGCGCATTCGCGCCGACCGGCCCGCCGCCGCTCGCCATGTCAATGCGCCCGCGCGTCGCGCGGGAGACGCCGCGCGCGCTCGAGACGCGCCCGCGGGTGATGCGCGAGAGGCCGCTCACAGCGTCCGGACCTGCTTCGCCTCGGACAGCACGCCCGGCGCCGAGTACGTGAACGTCAGGTCCCAGCTCGCGACCAGACCGGTCGCGCCGCCCGCGTTCGCGTTGGCGGCCGAGTCCCATGCCCGCAGGCGCGACGAGGTCAGGTCGGTACCGCTGTAGACCATGAGGTCCTCGCGGGCGTTGTCGAGGTTGAGCGAGAGCAGGCGCGCCACGCCGGCCGCGACCGCGTCGACGTCGGCGGCGAAGACGACGAACTCGCGCGCCTGGTCCGTACCCTGGTAGGTCACCACGAGCGCGCCCGGGCCGAGCGTGTCGGCCTCGGCCGCGGTGACGCGCACCCAGTAGTAGCCGTTTGCGACCTCCTGCCAGTCAGGCGCGGTGAGCGTCTTCGTGGCCGCCGCGCCCGCCCCCTTCGACAGCTTCGCCGAGAGCCCGGCCGCGTTGAACGCGAGGCCGGTGATCCCGGCGCCGAGGGCGTCCTCGATGCGAATCAGGAACCACGTGATGGTGCTCTGCTTGATCGACCGCATCTACATGGCCCCCACGAGCCGGCGCCGCGGCTCAGGAAACGAGACGGTGAGCGCCGGGCCCTCGGCGCCGTCGCCCGCGATGTACGGCGCGATCGCGTGCGGATGCGCCACGAGGTGCTGCATGTCGGCATCGACGGTGAGCACGTCGTTCGCGGCCAACGCGACCGCGAGCTCGCCGCCCAGGTACTCGACGCGCGCGCCTGCGTTCACTTGGTAGTAGACCCGGGTCTTCTTGAACTCGAAGATCGAGGAGAAGAACGTGGCCGGGTTGGGCAAGTTGTCCATGTACCCCTGAACGTTTGCCAGTTCCCCAGGGATGCGAATCGACTTGAGCACAGCGGGCGTGCTTGGCGTCCATGTCCATCTGGCGCGCTGGATGGCTAGGTTGCGGATGCGCACGTTGGTCGCCGTCGTTGCGGTAGCACCACTCTCGGTCGCCATGAAGCCGACCATCGAGGCATCGTCAGACCATGCGATTGCCGAGCGCTGGAAGAGCGTCCCGACCTCAGCAAGGATGCCCCCCAGTTCGAACACGCCGAACGCTCGCTTTTCAGCGCCGTTGAACGACGAGTTGACGTACCACCAATCATCGCTGTTGACATGGCGGACGATCAGCTTGTCCTCGACCTTGTCCCACGAGCAGCCGCGGAACGTGTTGCCGTTGTAGCCTGGGACGTTGAGGCTCAGACCTGGCGTGTAGTTCGTCGTCGTCGCATCGCTGATCTTGTAGCGCGTGATCAGCGTACCCACAGCCAGGTAGGCATAGGTGCCCGCGTTGTCGACCACCATCTCGAAGGCCGCGGCCGTCACGCGAGCGGTTGGAGTGGCCGTTGCCGCGTCACCCGCACCGCCGAGCGTGAATTCTTGGTAGGCGCTGGAGGACGTCGGAGCCGTACGTGCCCAGAGGTTAGCCCCGTCGGAAACCACGTGGCACGGGGCCGCCACCGTCGCCTGCGCGTAGAGCCGGCAGACGTTGCTGACCATGTCGTACTCGCACAGATAGGTGCCTGCGCCAGCGTTGCCTGCGTAAATCTTGTTGCCACGGCGAGTGAGCCCCTGCGGCGACGTGATGACTCGCGTTCCGCCGTCACTGGCGTTGCCAGTGACCGTTGCGATCACCGCGCCGTCGGAGATCCGGATCTTGCGGAAACCCGTGTTCGCGCCGGCCGTGGTGCCGACCAGCACCCAGAAGTGCAGGTTGTCGGGGTCGAACGCGAACCCGTTCCGAGTCGCAGACGTCGAGCCCATCGACGTGTTCGTGTAGAACTTGTCCAGCTCGGTGGTGAGGCGCTGCGGCTGCCCGCCGCCCGCCGACGCGAGGAGCATCCCGCCCGAGAGCGTCGCGGACCCGAGCGTGAGCGGGATGGACAGGGTCACGGGTTGATCACGGGATCGTCGACGTCGGCGACGGTCTCGAGCGTCGCGATGCCGGCCAGCTCAGGGAACTGCGTGATGACATCACCTTCGAGGTTCGTCAGCACGTTGTTGCGCTGGGCGACGCTGATGTTGCCCGTCACGTTGATCGACTTCACGTAGGCGCCCGCGGAATCGTAGAAGCGAATCGACATTTCCACTTTGCGAGTGGAGAGGTTGATGTGAATGACATTCTCGATGCTCCATCCCTTGAGCGTGGTGCGGCCCTGCGGGGTGGTTAGTGCTACGCGGTCACGAGTAGCCATGGGGTCTCCTACGGGACTGCGGGTGGCGGCAGCGGCGGCACGATGGCGCCGACCTTGTTGGCGATCGCCGTGAGCACGGCGTCGCGCCACTCGCCGCGCTCCTCCTGGTGGGTGACGCGCTTGTCGAGCTCGAGGACGTCGTGAGCGATCGCGCCCGCAAAGCTTCGCTCGCTGACGACGTCGGCCTTCTTGGCGACGCCGTTGTCGTAGCTGACGACGGCCGCACCAGCGCCAACGAGCGCAGCGCCCACCATGACGATGGCCTTCCAGTTGCCGAGGTGGCGCGCGAGCCGCGCCGGCGGGTCGTCGGGCGGCACGGTGGTGGCGGTCGACCCTGGGCGAGGCGGCGGGCTCATGGCGGGCACGCTGCGTCGCTACCCTGACTAGTAGGCAATCTCCCAGCGCACGAACCGGATGATCTGGTTCGCCGCACCGCTGGTGATCTTGATCCCGAGGGTCTCCTGCTTCTCGGTCCCGTTAAAGTTCTCGAGCTGCGCGCCGGCACGCCGCCCGTGCATCCACCAGCCTTCAGTGGCTGATCCGCCCACGGCGCCCGTCTGTCCGAACGTCGGCCCGAACCCAGCGGCCGTCTGCAATTGCGTGTCCGTGTCACCTCCGGCCGTGGTGGCATGGAAACGCCGAATCAGCTCCACCGTTGCGGGAGTAGTGATCGCCAAGTCGCCGTAGATTTTCACCGCGAGCAGGCGAGCGTTCGCATACCCCATGCTCGGCGGGAAGATGCGGACCACCTGGCCGCCCGCGGACGACTGCAACCCGCCCGAGGCGATCGCGGTCGCCCAGCCGGACTCCACGTTCACGCCCGGGCCGTTGCCGAACGGGTAGACCATCTGGACGACCGACCGCGTGGGCATGCGGTAGTCGCGGCCGTTCGTCTGCCAGTCGTGGGTGGTGTTGTGCGTGGCCGGGACGGTGACCGCTCCCAGCTTCACGAAGCCACCGGGGGTGGCCGGTTCGACCGGACTGGCCGCCGGGGTGCCCGCGACCAGCTGGGACGTCATCTTGACCTTGCGCTTCTTGGCGAACGTATTGGACGTGAGCACGCCGGTGACCGCGTCCTTGAAGTCGCGCGTCACGTTGTCCGCCGCGTCCGCCGCCTCGAGCTCCAGCTTGACGCACACGATGTCGATCCGGGGATTGGTGGCGTCGCCGATCGCCGTCGTGACGTTGATCTCGCTGTCCCCGATGTAGTAGGAGAGGAACTTGGCGTCGTTGCCGTCCGGGGCGGAGGCGGACGTGCACTGGCAGATCAGCCCGGCCGCCGAGAGCAGCTGGCGCGTCGATCCTCCCGCCTTCAGGTAGCCTCCCGCGGGCGAGTAGCAGTGGTCGGCCTGGGGCAGAATGCCCTGGTTCTCCTTGATACTGCCGCCCGATCCCGAGGTGCGGATCTGGGCGAGCGCGAAGGCCTCGTCCCAGACCTGGGCGCGCAGGTAGCGCTGCATGTTGTTCAGATCGGTGAAGTCCAGGCCTTCACCGTCGAAAAACTGAACTTCTTTGACTTCTCCGCTCATGGACTCTTCCTTACGGGACCAAGCGCCGCTCGGTCTGGTGCGAGATGCCGGCCGCCTTGCGTTGGCGTAGTGCCTCGTGGACGGCCAGGCGCAGCCCCTCGTCGGTCGGGTACGGCAGGATCGCGACGATGCCCGCCGCCGCGCCCTTGCCGGACATCCGGTAGCCGCGACTCAGGTAGGCGTCCTTGCGGTTGTCCTTGTTCACCTTCCACGTGCCCGGGAAGGTCTCGGCGACGCCGGCGGCGTTCGTGTACTGCACGCCCACGTCGCCCACGAAGCCGGTGATGACGAAGTCGCCGTTGTTGGCCGCGGAGGTCGAGCCCGCGAGCGTGAGCGTCCTGCCGTTCATCCAGGCCTGCCACGGCGCCGCCGCGAGCGTGAGGGTCATCGTGGTCCCGACCTTCGTGAAGGCGTCCGGCCCAGCGCCCGCGCCGGTGACCTCCGTGCGCGTGGCCATGAACGCGCGGTCGCGGCGCAGCTCGACGAGGCCGAAGGCGTTCGAGGCGATGCCCGCCGCATCCAGCATGGCGTCGATGAGCGCGAGCAGCGCGCCGCGCGTGAGCGCGTCCTCGAAGCGGCGCAGGCGCTCCCGGAGCGCCGGGTCGCTCTCGGCCGCGGCGCGGTCGGTCGCGCGGTCCTTCGCGTGCTGGGCCAGGTAGTCGGGGTCGGTCGCGACGACGCCCGTCGCGGTGCCGATCATGCCCTGCGAGCGGTAGAAGGCGACCTGCTGGCGCGCGAGGTCGAAGGTCTTCACCAGCGCCCCGAGCTCCTCCTCGGCGCGCGCGCGCTGGAAGAACCACGAGGGCAGCGAGCCCTTGATCCAGTCGTAGAGCTTCTGTTCCTCTGCGCTGAACGGCATCAGCCCGCCGTCACCGTGATGGTGCCGATGCGCAGGACGTTGCTGGGCGCCGGCGGCACGACGTCCGCCGGCGGCGTCGTGAAGGTCACGCGCTGGATCCGGTCGGGATCGAGCGCGATGACCGCCGCCTTCAGCTCGTCGAGGTACAGCGTCTCGCCCATGGAGAGCTTGGCCATGCGTGAAGTGACGGCGGCCTGGATGATGGTGGTGTTCGCGACGACGTCGAAGCCGGGCTTGGCGAGGACGCTGAACTGGAGGTTCTGCGTGACCGGCACGGCGCCGTTGACGTTGACGACCACCCCTGCCGCGCGCCAGTTCTCGATCTCCGCCTTGACGAGCGTGTCCAGCGCCGCGTTGCTGTTGCCGGTGGAGTCGGCGACGTAGAGGGTGACGAAGCCCGTGCCGTCCTCGGTGGCCTTGGCCGTGACCACGCCGGGGACCTGCTTCGCCCCGTACTCGAGTGCGGCGAGCGTCCCGCGTCGCAGGGTGAGCGGGAAGGTGCGGACGCGCTCGCGGTAGGCCTGGTCGCTCTCGGCCTCGGCACCGCCCGCCGCGCGGAATGTGTTCGTGACGGTGATGGTCGGGTCGAAGATGGTCGACACGACGCGCGAGATCGCGGCCGCCGAGACGTTGCCCGCGGCTCCCGCGACCATCGCCTGGGCGGCGACCGTCTTCGTCACGTCCGTCGCGCCGAACGAAGCCAGCGCGAGCGTCTCGAACTCCACGGTCCTCCCGAGAGCGTCGTACTGCGTCGCCACGATCGACCCCGCCGCCACTGAGCCGGCGCCGGCGTCGAAGGTCGGCCGCGTGAGCGTGACCGTCACCTGCGCCTTGGCCGCCGCCTGGGCGGCGATGCCGTAGCGGTCGTCACCCAGGGCGTGCAGGTCATCCCCGGCCGCGGTGTCGAGGAAGAGCTGGCCGAACAGCCGGGCGGCGTAGCCCACGCTGTAGTCGGCACCAGCAGCCGCCGCGGCGAGCAGGAAGTCGGTGACGTCGCCGGGCTCCGCGAACAGGTCGGGCCGCCGCAGCACGAGCTCGGCGCGCCCGGCGTTGAACAAATCGTCGAAGGACGGAGCGATGGACACGCACCGACGCTGCGTCGTGACCCTGCCCCTACATCCCCCATGTACGCCTTGCGGGGTGTAGTACGCAAAACTGGGTCCTTCAGACCGCAGCACGTTGGCAAGAATAGCGTGTGACTTAAAGCATTTGCCGTCGCCTAGTCGGACGCGCTAACAATGAACTGGATGGGGGCGCGGGTGCGTCTGAGCTTGCAGCGACAATCGAATGTCACTGCCGCGTGGTAGCTTCCGTGCCCTTTTTCGGCTAATTTTCAATTTTGCACAATCGAAGGGACCGGTAGAAAATGTCCGCGCCAAGAATGATGCAGCTCTCGGGCACGATCATTCAGGAAGAGGGCTTCTACGTCAGCCGCTGCGTCGAGCTGGAGATCAGCACCTGCGGCCGAAGCCTGGAAGAAGCCATGAGCATGACCAAGGACATGCTCCTCGGCTACTTCGAGGTAGCGCGTCAAATCGGCAGCCTTGGAGACGTCGTTTCAAAGCTCGACCCGTCTGCGCGCTACCCGCTGCAGGCTGGTTCTGAGCTGCCCGCGGAGCTCGCTGCGGCCGTGGTCGCTCGCTTCAAGTACAACGACAGCGTCATCGAAGAGCAGTTCCACATCGGCGCGTGAGAGGCCTCCACCACGAGGTGGTCGTCTGTGCTCTGAAGCGGCTCGGCTGCGAGGTGTTCAAGCCCGCCACGGGCTCGGTGCCAAGTTCGCACATCTGGGTCGTGCGCGGCGCCGCCAGGATCTTCGCCATCCCCAAGTTCGACATCGTTCCGATCTCGATCCAGCGCGACGCGCTCAAGAAGCTCGAGTTCAGCCAGGATCCGTATATCGGCGCGGTCGCCTACTGCCGCAACTAACCAGCGTCGCGCGCGAAGTCGAAGGGCCGGAACGTCATCCGCTGGCCCTTGGTGGTCACGATGACGTTCAGGCGCAGCGCGTTCTCCAGCTGCTGCACCGACACGGCGACGTCCTGGATGCGACGGTCCTGTAGCAGGTTGGTCCGGATCCGCGTCTTCAGCTGCTCGACCATCGAGGCCTCCTTCACGAAGTCGAGCACGCCGACGCCGTAGTCGGGCCGCATCTTGAACTCGCCCGGGCTCGTGATGAGCCGGTGGTAGAGGGCCTGTCGCATCGCTTCGGTGCCCTCGACCACGGTCCAGTCGCCGTCCCGCGACGCCAGGAAGTCCGAGTCGAAGAAGATGTCGCGCGCCAACACGAAGTCGCTCATGGGTTCACTTCGCCTTCAAAACGCTGGTTCCATTGGGGAACCCGGGACCGCTCTGGGGGGTGCCGGTGGCAGACGTGGTTCCGCCCGGTGCCGGATGCACGTGCGCGTTGAACACGGTGACCGCGGCGTCCAGCGAGTCCCGGACAGACGTCACGTCGTCCATCGTCGCCAGCGCCACCGCCTCACCCGCGGTGCCGTCGTGGACGAGAAGCTGGCCTCCGGCGGGCGCGCAGATCACGAACGTCGTCGGCCCGAGGCCATCCGGCACCTGCCCGCTCGACTCCGCCCCGACGATGACCGGGCCGGCCTCGAGGTCGCCATCCGGCACGAGCACGATCACCTCGGCGCCCACCGGCGGGATCGCCCAGAAGCCGCGCCCGGCGCCGCCGCCGAGCCCGCCCAGGCGCGCCGTGCAGCGCACGAACGAGGGCTGCAGCTCGACGTCGACGAGCACGTCGGCGCCACCCTCGACGATCTCGAAGTGGCTCGGCCCCTCGAGCACGACGAGCGCGCGCTGGACGTGCACCTTGCCGTCGTCGAGCATCTCCCGCAGCACTGCGGGGTCGATGCGGTTCGTGGCCTTGCGGAGCTTCTGGCGAGTCACGCGCGGCATCAGACGGCCTCGGTCGGGATCTGCACGTAGTTCTGCATCTCGGCGCTGACCTCCAGGCCGTCGACGCTGTAGTCGAACGTGACCTCTCGGACCCGAAACGGTCCCTTGAGCGTGTCGACCAGGTCGTAGTTGCGCGCCACGTACGCGGCCGCGCTCTCGGGGAAGCCAGCCGCCAGCAGACGCGCCAGCCGAGTGGCCTCGGGCAACCGGGCGAGCTCCGCGCCGTTGAAGACGTCGAAGTCGAGCGAGGCGGCGTCGCCGCTCCGCATCTGCAGCAGATCCGCGCCCACCAGGTCGACAGGGTCGTCGGTGCTGATGGCCAGCGTCTGCTCGCCCTTGGCGATGAGCTCGTAGACGGTGCGCGCCGCCTCTCGTAGGACGGCCTCGCTCGAAACGCCGCTCAGCGTGTAGACCTGCACCTGATCGCGCTCGGTCCCGACGCCGGTCACGGCCTTCACGCTGCGCGCCGGGTAGCGCGCCGTGATCGTCCGGCGGGTGCGGTCGTCGTACGAACGCACCTCGATGGTCGGCGTCATCTCCTTGCCCATGTGCCGCTGCAGCTCGAGGCTGTTCAGGTTCCGTCCCCAGGCGAAGCGGTAGACCGGGCGCTCCGGCTGGCTGCCCGGCAGCAGCCCTGCGCGGTGCTCATGCAGCACATGCGGCCGCGTGAGCACCACGTTGAGCCCCTCGACGAAGAGGATGAACCCGTGCTGCTGCGCCATCCGGTACATGACGTCCCACCACGTCGACTTCTCCTTCACCGGCTGGCCCTTCTTGTTCACCCGGCGGTAGGCGGCGCCCACGATCGGCAGCTCGGTGCGCAGCGACTCGGGCTCGACCCGCAGGCGCATCGCGCCACCGGAATCCGCCTCGCGCAGGACCTGCTCGAGCTGGAGGTCCAGCGGCAGCCCCGTGGGCGAACGGCGCTTCGAGTCCCAGTCGCGCTGCGAGAAGAGCGCCGTGTAGTCCTGCCCGTCGACCTGGATCACGCTGCCCGAGCCGTCGTAGCGGCTGGTGACATCGTCGACGAGGCCCACGATCACCGGCTCGAGCATGATGTTGCCGGCCGTGTCCTGCGGCACGCGCGCGCCCAGGGTCGGTGCCGACCACAGGAAGACGTGGACGGCGCAAGCGCGCAGCTGCTTCGGCGTGATCGGGAGGCTCTTGGCGTCGAACTCGACGTGGAAGGAGTCCGGCTTGTTGTAGGAGTTTCGGATGACGCGCACCTCGGTGGGCCGCACGTCCAACGTGATCGTGTTGTTGAAGCGGCGCACGAGTCCGCCGTACCGAGGGTGCAGCTCGGCGCCCGACGGCGGCTTCATCGTCTCCATGAACGCCGTGATGCCGACCAGCGCCTGCGGGTAGAAGGTCTTGCCCTGTCGCTTCGCGGCGGCGGCCGCGCGCTGGACGAGGTTCCCCGCCATCAGATGGCGACCCCCGCCGCGGGCAGGATGAGCAGCTCGTCGCCGGTGAGGATCGGCGACGTGAGCCCGTTGCGCGTCATGATGCCCCGCCACTGGTTCGGCGTGCCGTAGAAGCGCTGCGAGATCCCTCGCAGGTCCTCGCCCTGGTAGGGCCGGTAGAGCCCGCGCGCCTCGGGGTCGGCGCGCCGCTGGACCTCGTCCGCCGAGTCGTGCGCGTGCAGCCCGAGCAGGCGCAGGTTGAAGCCCATCTCCTTCACCCACCGATCGAAGTGGATGACCTCCTGGGCCGTGCGCCACGCCAGCTGCGCGTCTGCCTTCCAGACGATGATGAGGTCGAGCGCGCCGGTCGCCGCCGAGCGCACCTGGCCGAAGAGCTGGCCGACGCGCAGGATCGAGACGCGCGCCTCCTCGCCGGGCTCGACGATGCGCTGCTGCACGGCGCCGTCGATCTCCGCGAATGCGCCCTCGATGGTGGTCAGGCCGGCGTCGAGCTCGGCGAGGACCGTCCCCGCGAAGTTGCCGGGCGCGTCCGCGCGGAGGTCGCGCAGCGTGTCCATGTCGGTGCTGAGGTTGTCGACGAGCGCCTGCGCCGAGAGCGGCCGGTCCGCGTTGCCCACCAGGCGCAGCGGCATGGCGTCCTCCTCGACCTGGGGCGAGAAGGTGAAGCGGTAGCCGATCTTGCTGTCGTAGTCGTAGGGGTAGTCGGCGTCGGTGATGAGCCCGAGGAACGCCAGCCCCGAGAACTCGATGCGCACCAGGTTGCCGCGGCGCACCATGTCGTTGAAGGCGCGGCGCGTCGAGCGCGCGTAGCCGGCGCCGTTGTACCGGTCGTCCCAGGTGCCCTCGAGCGTCTGGTCCTTGGAGTTGGGCCCGAAGACCTGGTGCGTGGGATCGTCACCACCCGGGTAGTCGGTCCGCTTGTTGCGGACCACGGTGCCGAAGGTCCACGGCCGGCGCGGGACCGACCGGAGCTCGGCGGTCCACTCGAAGCTCGACGCGCCGCTCGGCTCGAACGAGCCGTCGCGCAGGATCTCGGTGATCACGAACCGCTCGCCGGCCATGGCCTACCGCCGCTCCGGCCAGACCGAGCGGGCACCGCGCGGGTTCTTGAGGGTGTCGACCGCGGCGCCGTTCAGGGCCACCGCGAACCGGTCCGGGTCCTCGGTCATGTGGATCTGGATGTTGATGGCCGGCTTGTCGTCGCCCTTCTTGCCCTTCGCGGCGTCGTCCTTGTTGTTCACGTTCGGCAGCGCCCTCAGGCCGCGCAGCAGCAGCCCGGCGGGGTCGGCGAGCGCCGTCATGGCCTGCGGCACGAGCGTCGGGAGTCGGACGATCTGGTCATTGAGCATGGTCAGCCCCTTGGCCGCCGATGCCCACGCCGCGTTCGTCAGGAGTCCGTCGAGGATCCGGATGTAGTTGTCCACCTCGTTGGTGGTGACGCCGGCCGCCTTGCCGGTGGCGCGCACGCCCTCGTAGTCGATGGCGCCGTTTCGGATCACGCCCTCGTGGCGCGCCTGGCCCAGGAAGCGCTGATCCAGGCGGCGCTGGGCGGCGTCCATCCCGTGCTGCGCCATGAAGTCCTGGTCGCGCCCACTGAAGATGCCGAACTTTGAAGCATCCTGCTCGCTGGCCGATCGACTGAGGATCGACCAGTCGGCGGTCGCCTGGATGTTCCGGTCCTGCGTTCGGTCGACGTGATCGGCGAGGAGAATGGCGCCTGTGGTGACCGCGGCGAGCACCACGCTCAGGCCGCCGACGCCCTTGACCAAGCCGGCCAGGCCGTTGGCCCCGTTGAGCGCCGCCAGCGACTGCACGATGCCGCCGATGCTGCCCGAGACCAGTCCGACGCCCTTGCCGATCATGTAGGCCTTGGCCAGGCTCATGAGCAGCTCGCGGTTGTCGACGATGAAGCCGGCGATCGACTTCACCATCTCGAAGCCCTTCGCGAGCGCCGAGGTGAAGTCAGTCGCCCACTGGCGGATCTTGTCCGGGTTCTTCTCGATCCAGGCGTTCCACTTCTGGACCTCAGCAGTGATCTGCTTGAAGAGCGGCAGGCCGATCTTGCCCATCGCGATCTGGATGTTGTCCTTCAGCGTCGACGTCACGCCCGCGAAGGACTCGCCCATCGCCTTGGCCGCCGACTTCAGCGCCGGGTCGTTCAGCGCCGCCATCGTGATGCTGGCGCGCTTCTTGGAACTCGACGCGTTGAACTTGCTCTGCGAGATGCCCTGTGAGGCGAGCAGGATCTGCGCGGTGCGATCGCGCGCGCCCACCGTGCCGGCGAGCATCTGCTTCACGTCCAGCGCGACCATGGCGGATTCCTCGCCCAGCGCGGCGGCCGCGATGGTCGCACCCACAGTCATCTCCTTGAGCTGCTCCATCTCCACGCCCGCCTGCATCGCGGACGAGGCGATCATCTTGTGCATGTCGAGGAAGTCCTTCGTCTCCCCGACGCTGGCCTTCGCGACCTGCTGGTAGTCCAGAAACAGCTGGTTGGCGTGGGTCATCGCCGTGTCCCACTGGCCGCCCAAGAGCATCTTTTCTTGCGCGGCGAGGCTGATGGTCGACTGCTCGATACTCGAGTTGAAGTCGATGAACAGAGACTTCCCGACCCGGAGCGCGCCGTACCCGACCAGCGCCGTCCCGACGCCGCGAAGCGCCGACATCAGGCCGCCGGTCGACCTCGCCGCGCGGTCGGCACTGGCGCCGATCTTGTCGTGAGCGGGCGACGCCTGATCCTTGGTGCGGTAAAGAATTTCAATGGCGTAGGTCGTCGTGGTGCCCGACATGGCCTATGCCTCCGGCGCGACGTGCGCCCAGATCTGGCGACGAACGATCTGGCTCACGTGCGGCTGTCCCAAGCCCAGCGCCCGGGCGATGGACATCTGGGTTTCGCCCGCGGCGTAGCGCGCGCGGACCTCGCGCACGATGTCGTCGTCGATGACCGCTCGGCCGTGGCGCACGCCCCGCGGCACCAGCTCGGGCCGAGCACGAAGCGCGGCGTGGGCAGCGGCCATCTGCTGCGTCCCTCGGGCCGCTCGGCCCTTGGCCTTCATGTCGGCCATGTTCTCGGCGTGGGTTCCGACGAAGAGGTGCGTCGGCCGCACGCACGCCGGGTTGTCGCCGTCGGGGCAGTTGTGGCAGACCTCCATCCCGTCAGGGATCGGGCCGTGCGTGAGCTCGTAGGCGTAGCGATGGGCGTAGACCTGTCGGCCGCCGTTCTCGCGCCGCCCGCCAATGCCGAAGGTCCCGTAGCCAGCGGTCTTGGCACCGGTCCACTCCCAGCACCCGTCACCGATACGGGTTTTCGACCAGAAGCGGTCCTCGACGTCGGTCATCGGCGCGCGGGTGCCCATCGGCACCGAACCTGCGTCGCGACCCTGCCCTACTCCTCCGGGTTCATCTGCCCTGCACCGCTGCCATAGATCATCTCGTGGTAGGCCCTGACCGACTCAGCCAGGTGGTACCGGTCGTGCATCGAGAGCCGCCGGTACGCATCGAGCGTCATCCCCTGGCGACCGACCATCACCCACGCGCCGAGGAGTCGCCGGCGGGTCGCGCGGTAGCAGGCGAAGGGCTCGCCTACGCGCTCTTCGCCGTCGCCGTCGTCTCCAGCGTCTTGGGGTCGACGGCCTCCCCTTCCCCCACGTCGAGTACCTGGTTCAACTTCGCGAAGCAGCGCAGCGCGAACTCCTTCGACTTCGTGGGCCACCGGTCGAACTCGTCCCAGGGCGGATCGACTTCGACCCGCTCGCCGTCGGCGTAGACGATCTCGACCGTGCCCTGCTTGAAGAGCTCGCGCGTGAACGCGCTCTCGCCCTTCTTGCTCACGTCGGCGGCGCGCGCGGCGTTCTCCTCGTCCTCGCCGTCCGTCTCGCGGACGACGAGGCTCTTCAGCCCGCGTCCCTGGCCGTCGTGGCAGCCCTTGGGGAACGGGTAGCGCATGTGGAGCAGGTGCGGGTTCCGATTGTGTGCCATCAGCCTGTGTGCCCTTCAGACCGGTCGCCCGGTCGCTACTGCGAAACGATGCGAGCGCTGACCTCGCAGAAGCCCTTCCACGAGCTCCCGACGTTGTCCTTGCGGCCGCCACCGCGCTCGCCCGGCGCCAGCGTGACGTCGGGCCAGACCTCGTTGCGCGTGCCGACGCCCGGCTTGCGGTACTTGTTCTTCGCCTTGATGCTCGCCACCGGCGGAGCGAGCCCGTTCTCCTCGCGCTGCATGATGAGCGCGCGGAGGTTGAGGACCTGGTCGTCGTCCTCGTCGCAGTCGAACGACAGCATGGTGCCGTTCGTCTGCGGGTTCGCCAGGCTGGTTCGCCGGCCGATGTAGTCGTTCATCTGCAGGTCGAAGTCCGGGCTCTCGGAGAAGTTCTTCACGAGCAGCGTGAAGCGCTTCCCGTCGACCGTGATGAAGAGGGTCCGCTCGGACCCACGAATCGCTGCGCTCGCCATGACCTACTCCATCCCCGACCCAGGACAGGGTCGCAGTGCAGACTCAGATTGATGAAGACTTGCCGTATCTGTTTGCAGCCGGGCCGGTTCTACCGAGGACGCGTCTGCACCACCTGCTACAATGCCAGGGTCATGTCCCTGAGGCGTCAGCAGGAGGCCGCCAATCCAGCGCTCGCCGACGCTCGCCGGGAGCGAGAGAGAACCCGGGCTCGAGCGCGATGGGCCAACGACCGCGAGCACCGCGAGAAGGCAAAGGCTACGAACCGTGAGCGAAGCAAGGTGCATGGTCGCCGCTACGAGCTTCAGAAGCGATACGGCATGACCCTGACGGAATGGCAGGCCATCTTCGACGCGCAAGGCCATGTCTGCGCCATCTGCGGCGCAGCCAAGCCCGGTGGTACTGGATGGTCGACTGATCATTGCCATTCCTCTGGTCGCGTTCGCGGGCATCCTC